CAGCAGTAACAATATCTCTAGTTGTTGCCATAATAACTCTCCTTTATAGTTTATCTAATATTTATAAATAAATGAACTTTAGAAATTATTTTTCTTCTTCGTCATCCTCGTAGTCCATTTCATCATCTTCATAGTCTGGTTCTTCTGGTTCTTGTGAACTACCAGCACTACCAAATCCACCATTTGGACCACCCATGTTCATACCAGCTTCTTGGTCAACCTCACCAGATGCTTTTTCTTTTTCTATCTGACTATCAATAGTATCAATCTCATCTTGAGTTTGTTTTAGAATATTTTTTCGTACCCATTCTACTGAAAAATAAGTACCAACATATTCTGTAACTGTATTGAGTTGATTAATTCTAGATTCTAAAAGTTCTGCATCTTTGAGTTCAAAGAAATGATTATCATCGTTAAAATCATAAATGATATTTTCTTTGATTTCGTCCCAATCTTCTGGTGTAATAATACCTTTTAATACACATTGAGTTTTGAGAATATCTTGAAAAAGAATAGAAAATCTTTTTCGTAGACGTTGAATAAACTTGGTAAATTTAATTTCATCTCGTGTAATTTCTGCGGATCGACCCATATTAAATCCTGAGTCGGACATTAAACGAGAGATTGGAATGTTTAAAGAGCGATAAAGTTTTTCTTGAAAATACTTTACGTCTTCCATTTCACCAAGGTTCTGACCACCTGGAAGAGTTGTGATTTCTGTACCACGTCCTCCTTCTCGTCTTGGTAGCCAAAAATCTTCTAGCATTGACATTTGGTTACGGTCGTCTTTTACTTCTCCCGTAGAACCATCATACACAACCTTATTGCGATAACGACTCATCACATCTTTGAGATAAGCCTCTGCCTTTGGTTTTGGTAGATTGCCAACATCAATGTAAAAAATACGTCTTTCTGGAGCTCGACTGATGCGATAGATGACTGTAGCATCTTCCATCATTCGAAGTTGATTTACAGGTTTAATTGCTTTATGTAAGTAACCATAGACCTGTTTTGTTGTGGGATTAAAAATACCCGATGTAGCATAACTGATACTGTCCGGAGAAATTTTAAGTCCTTGAGAACTTTTTTGTCCAGAGTTACCAATACTTGTAACACCAGGATATACACCTGCCTCGTTATAAATAAAAAATTCTTGTACTTGTTTTACAAGAGAAACACCATCAGCTTTTTCTCCACGATCTTTTTCTACTAAACGAACTTTTTTAATAAACTTTGGATCGATGTAGCGAAGTTCTGTAATACCTTTTCTTGATTGTCTTTCGTCAATCATTTTGTGGTAAAACAAACGACCGTCAATATACCATCGTCGAAAAATATCGTGACCACGATGTTTCCATTCTAACAATCGTAGAACTTCATCAAACTCTGATAGGATTTTCTTTTTGATTGGTGAAGAAAGATTCACCATGTCGAGATCAAGTTTTACGGAACAGTCTGTTTCATCTGCCGTAACTGCTTCATTGACAATATCTTCAATTGCTTGATCGCACTCTGGAGACTCTGCCGTTGTACGATACTTACGAATAAGGTCCCAATCGTTTTTTGCTGCCTTGTCTAAATTGACATACTGGCTAAAAAAGCCAGCACCACCAGCAATGTCTAGTGTACCTTCTTCGTCGGAAGGGGCGACAAAGGACTGAGCCTTTGCCGCCTCTTTCTTCCTCTTTATTTCATATCCAAATAATTCTGCCATATAACTATTTATACAAATAGAATGGCATTATATTTAGACTGTGCCACCGCCTCCAGATGAAGTCATGTAGTTGAATCGCCATGTAACACCAAACTCCTCAATAGCATCGTTTGTGTCATATGCCAAATCAATTGCATCAACTGTTTGGGGCCAAATTTGAAATAATGTATATGAGTTAATTGTACCTTCGTTACGATCTAACTGACGTACAATTGCTTCCCCATAATAAGCTTCTGGTGCTGTTGCACCAGTGGTATCAGAACCCATATTTTGGATAAGATTAGACCACTGTTCCAACTGTCCACGAAGTGTCCATGCAGCATCAGAGAATACTGTTACAGTCCACGCATCAAATGTGCGATCACCTGCAACATAAATCTGACGACCACGATATGGAACAGCTACTTCACCAATTGTTTGGGCTGGGATCTGAGCACCACGACATAGAAATGTAAACAAATCTGTCGAAGCAAAAGGACCACCAGTAATACTTACTTCAAATTGGTTAGCACGAGCACCACCACCGGCGAGTTTTTGAACAAACGTATTTAAATTAGCCATTATTCAATACCCCCTTAACCTGCTCGACCAACTACTTCAGCGAAATCAACACCAGTTCGTGTTGCGATGAAGGTTAGTGTAATGAAGTTAATTGATCTTGCTGGTTTGATGTAGAAGTCAGCACGGAACTCATTGTTATCAATGACCTGACCTGTGTTGTTTGTTTCGTCACAAACAACGAGGTAATCAATGATACCGCGGCGAGACTGAACATCACGCAGATAAGGATCAACCATTGCTTTAAAGCTATCACGAGTAAACTGATCGTTGAACTCAAAGAGAACAGATCGAGCAGCAACTTTGATTGCTTCTTCGATTGTAAGGAACAATCGACGAACATTGATACGACTAAATGCACTATTACGAGCCAAACCAGTCTTATCACCGAAGAGAATTGTACCTTCTCCTGGGAAAGTTACAACTGGATTAACACGAGCACGATAAAGTGTATCTCGTTCTGTCTGTGCTGGATTTAATGCTAGTCCGATTGAACCACGAATCTGACCTCGAGCAATACCGGCGGGTGACCACCATGGATCTTCTAGATAGTCGGTTCGAGCACAAGCACCAGCGATGTGAGCATTTAGTGGAATCCAACGATAAACGTCATTGTACTTATCATACATTTTTGTATAACCAGTATCAAATACTGTGTATGAAGAGCTACCAACTAAATCAAAGAAGTTTTTGACATTGTTTGTAGCTGCATAAGAACGTGAAACGTTTACAACGTCACTTTTATCTGGCGAAATAAAACCAACACAATCCTTACGTTTTTCAACAAGGTCTGTAATGAATACAGCATGAGTTGTTGCACCGCCGTTGTCGACCGTTGCTGGACCAGCAATAACTAGATTAACGTCTTCAATATCTGGATCACTAAAATGATTCTGATATGCAATTTGACGTTGACCTTCTGTTGGAGCTGTTGTACCACCAAAACCACCTACCAATGAAGTAGCATCTACACCATTTGTTGGAGTCGTAAACGTTGTACCAGCTGCTGCCTCACCCCAGTTCGTTGCACCCGCAGGATGATCCATCCAGTAGATGTAGTTTGAACTTGTGTAGATTACGTCTGGATAGTAGTTAGCATTACCTTCGTCTGTAAGACCGTCAGAAGCCTTAGATACAGCTTCAAACTTCTCAAGAACTTCATTCTCAACACCAGAGATTTTAGCATCTTCATCGATAACGATAATGTGCATTTCGTCATTTGAACCGCCACGATCTGTTGCATACTGCGAAGTACCAGGAGCACGTTCAAATTGATCGGCCCAACGCCATGTACGATCTACGTTCTCACCACCAGATAGTGCTGAAGCAAGACCTGTACCAGTAGCGTTAGGATAACGAACGATTGTGATATCGTTTGTTGCAACATTTGTTACACGATATCGTTGTCCGTCAGCTTCTTGGAAATATACAATGTCACCAGCACTAAATCCTGTACCAGATGTTAAAGTAATTGTTGTTTCGCCAGCGGTTTCTGCGCCAGCAACTGTTGTTTTTGCGGACTCTGAATAACCAGCCGCTGTGTTGCAAGCTTCAACACGGAGACTATTACCCCAAGACCCAGCAGAACGAGCTGCCCAAGCACCTACATCGGCAGAACCAGTGTCGTAAGGACCAGTGGTACCATCACCATCAGTATAGTGTGTGTTATTTTTGATTAGAATTGGTGTACCAGAAACACAAGCGTTTACTGCTCCAGTTGTTTCAATTCTAACTACCTTTAGTGTATTACTATACATTAAGAAAGATGCTGCACTATACCAATATTGATGGTTAGTAGTATTTGGTTTACCAAAAATATCTACTAATTCTTGCTCGCTTGAGATTGTCACTACTTGGTCAATAGGACCTCTCTCTGCGATGATTGCAATACCACCGATACTGGTAGGTTCATTCCTGACTGAAGTAGTCAGGTCTTTCTCTTTAATAGCAATACCAGGTGAAACTAGATCAACCATTTTTACTATTTCTCCTTGGTTATGACATTAATAATAATATAGATGTTTCAATTTTTTATATAAGTTATTTATGAAAATGAATTTTTACAAACACACGTTTTTGTTTTATAAATAATCTAGATGACTAAACAAAACACACAATTGCGTGATGCTGGAAGGAAACGATGGCTATTGAATAGTTTTAAAGACTATCAATGTCAATGCGGAGAGGCAGAATTAGTATGTCTCGAATGGTATCCTTACCATAAAAAAATAAAAAGTTTAGTGCTGAGACATGGCGCTAAGACTGAACAACGCAAACAAGCAATAGACCTGATAGAGAAAAGCACACCTCTTTGCCATAACTGTGCTGCTAGATATAGAAACGACTTGGGCCCAGGTATTCTCTAATTCCAATCCGGATAACCTTTTACAGGTCTCCAATAGTCTCCATCATCATCTACAAATGGAGTTATTGTTTCTCCATAATTTACACCGTCATCAATAAATCCAAATGGAGCCATATCAGCTTCAATATCTTCTTTTTGACTTTCAAATAAACGTTTACGAATATCTTCGTCAGTCAATTCTTTAAAGTACTGTTGGTCTGTTAACCATGCAAAAAACACTAAGCACATTATTAAATCATCAGTGGATCCATCGTCTGCCTCAAATGTAGGACCTTTCTGAATAAAAGTAGACATCTCAACAATAATATCAAAATCATTTAAGAGAAGTTTATCTGATTCAATTAACTGTTTAAGATTAGAACAACCAATTCGTTTAAGAGACTTTGTGGTTCTGATACCCAATTCTGATACAGTATCACCAAATCCTCCACCTACAATCTGCCCTAATCGTCCTCTCATTTGTGTTTGAATGATATTCTCATATGCCATATCGTGATGTAATGCATCAGCAATTTGACCACCAATATCATTAATCTCCACTAATATCTGAGAATCATTATATGATTTTGCAGTTCGATAGATAATATCCGGAAAGATAAGAGGTTTAATTTCATTACTGCGATATTTTGCTACTACTTTATAGGGTACAGTTGTAATATCAATCACAACAAAAGCACTGTAATCGTTTGATGCTCCTCGTGCAACATCAACAGTCATACAATAAGAATGATCCTTTATTGGTCTTTCATAAACATCAAACCCGGCACTTCTCTCTATAGGATCGTGATGAGGAATGGCTTGAATTTTTGTAGGATCAATTAAAGTATTAACACTACCAAGAAAAGAACATTCAAACTCTTGAAGAAACTGCTGCTCACTAGTGTTTTTGATTGTTTGTTCCTTCCACTCATCATCACGTCCAGGAACATCTCTCCAAGATACTTCAATAGGAATAAACTCATTCTTTTTATTTTGAGCATCTGTCCACATCTTATAAAACATATTCATTCCATAAGGAGTAGATACAATCATTACCTTAGATGATTGACCCGATGAAATTGTAGGATATACAGAACTAAAAAATTGTTCTGCGATTGTTGATGGAATAAACGCAAACTCATCTAAAAAGATAATGTTATATGAACCACCTCGAACAGCACTTGCACTTGTTGATGCAGCCAGAATCTTAGAACCATTCTCTAGTTCTAACGATCCCTTGTTCCAGTTCATCACACCTTGTTGTAGCCAACTAGGCAAATGTTCGTAGGCTAATTGAAGTCTTGAAAGTAAATCTCTTGCAGTAGATGCTTTGTTGGCAAGAATTGCAACATTAACCTGCTCATTAAATAAAATATAATGAATTAGATAAGAAAGTACAACCGTAGACTTTCCTGATTGTCTAGGAAGTTTACAGATGGTAAAACGATTTTCGTGAAATGATTTTACAATATCCTGTTGAAAAGGATACATCTTGAAAGGAACAAGACCCTCATCAATACTTACAATGTTCACATATTTTTCTATAAAATAGATTGGATTCTGTGAACACTTAATAAACTCTGCAACTTGTTCTTGTGTATATTCTTGTTGAACTTGAGCAGATTTTAGATTAGGATTTCCCTTATAGGTCTTTGACATCTAAAATTACTCCTTCAATATGAGTATAGCCCATATGTATTGCTGCCTTAACTCGACTATTTCCACGCCAAACATCATAGTCTTTATGAACATAGATAGAACCGTTTGCGCCATATCTTTCCCCATCAAATCGCATATCTCGTCTATCGTATATCTCTATGGGGTGCAACATGACTCCTGTTTTCACAACATCTTCATTAATTTCTCTTGTTGCAACAATTTTTAAATCAGATATTTTAAAAACTTGAATATTGTCTTGCCGTTCTTTAGCCTTCAATACTTTCATTATTTTTATTTTTGAGTAAGGCCTGTAAGTCTTTTGTACTACCAACAAATAATGCGTTGGTTACATTAGTAGGACCTTTATCTGGAACTTCTTTTAGTTTCTGCATTTTTTCTTGAAGATCCAATAACTTTTCGGTAACTTCAGATACAGTCTTAATAAGTTGCCCCGCAACTTCATATGTTCTAGGATGTTCACTTTCTTGAGCAAGATCAAGTATACCAGTAATTGCGTCCTGACCTCGCTCAATGAGATTGTAGAAGTTTTCTCTACTATACTTGTAGTCTATATCTGATTCTGCATCTCTATCGCTGGAGACTGTTACAGACGTTTCTGGACGTGGTATTAGGGGTTTTGGATCTATGATTTCTTCTTTAATATCTTTTACTACACCCAAGGCATCACTTATTGCATTATCAATTTTATTCATACTAATACTTATATATTATAACCACTCCGAAGTTGACTCATTAAATCCAAAGTTATCATCGTCACCACCAGTAGGTGCTGTAGCCTGAACTGTGAATCTTTGAACACGAGTAGGTGCATTTGCTGGGAGGTCTGTATAAGTATCGGCTTGTACTTTTGTAATTGGTTTTGCTGTAGTAACTGGACCGTAAACATAAGACTTAGCTGTGAAACTTAGTGTGTAGATAATAGCTCTTCGTGTTTGAAAATCACCTTCATAAGTATCCTCATAACCAATACTATTCAGCACAATTGGAACATCACGAACAATATCCATATCTGGAACTTCATTTATAGATACTGTATATTCTGGTTGAAAGAATGGAAGAATCTGTTCAATAATTTGAATACCGTCATCACTATTCTTTGCCATAACAAATAATTCAAAGTTCATATTATAAGGAACAGGTGTGTATTGAGTACTCATCTGTTTTAATTTCTTATCTTCTGTATTGGCAACTTTCTTTTGCTTTACTGTACGATTAAGTTTTCGTGATGGATCATAATCAAAAGATTGAATTTCAAATCCAATACGAGGAAGAGTCAAAGCGATAGACTGAGTACCGGACGGATCTTGTGTAAGTCTAGATATAAATTTCTGCTTTGGTCCGTATGCTAAAGGAACTTTCATGGATTGCACTTCACTTCCGGAACTATCTTTCCGAGTAATATGAATATCATTAAACATACTACCAAAAGCAATAATAGTTTTTCTCAAACTTTCGTTATAAAAATATTGACCTAACATTTAGTATTTCTCCGTAGGTTCTCCAAAAGGATTTCTTTCTGTAAAATCTAGTACAGGATCATTTAATCCAGCTGCTGTATCATCTAACCAATCATTATCTGCTAAAGGTTCTGATTGAGTAAATGAATAAGACTCATTAATAATGTAGAATGTATAGGAAGAAGTAGATTCTTCCGTAAGAATTGAATCAAATCCTGTTTCAGTTTCGGATGTAAGATCACCCGTGCCACCATCGGTAGCCGTTTCAAGTTCAATGACGCCTGTAGAATAAATATCAGTTCCTCTTTCTAATGCAATACTTTCCGTATAACTAGATGCTTGTTCTCCTGTAAACTGCCAAGTGAGAGCATCTGTAGAATAAACGTCTTGAATCGCATCAATTGCTGTAATATCTGTATCAATTCTTTCACCAGAGTATTCTGCATTACGAGCATAAAGTTTATACACAGGCAGATTGTCTAATTGATAAAAAGGATCATCTTTATCGACAAAACTAATTTCAAACAATCTATTGACGTTTGGCATATAAATCCAATCGCCTTCATTGGGGCGTACAGATGATATAAGATTGGAATCTGCACTGACAAATCTTTCCCATCGTCGCCTCGATACAACAAAAGTAGTATCATCACGAATTTCTAAACCAAATCGTGATATTAATTCTTTCTCACCATCATACCCCTCAACAGTTTCCATATACATCTCTATGAGATAAGAATCGTCGAATTTTGAAAGAGGATCTTCACCAAAAAGCTCATCTTTATTTACTAGGGTACGAGGTAAATAATAAACGTCGTGGCCATAAATTCTTAAAGCCTCAATGATTAAATCTTCGTATAGGTACTTTTCGTTAGTCGTGCCCTTTGAGAAATAATGATTTACGGGCATGACTTTATCCTATATCAAAAAGTAGAGGTTCTTCCCAGGTAAGTTTTGATTCTTCCTCTAGATTTTCAATATCTTGTTTGGCCTCACTGTATATAGTTTCACCATTCATTGTAACACCACCCAACATTGTAACTCCATTAAACTTCATAAGGTTTTCTCCCCATTGTTTTTTAATGAGAGCAGTTGCGTATTTTTTTAGCCAGAGGTCATTGTAAATATCTGTCCAAGTAGTTGGATCCAGTTTGCGATAACATTCTATAATAACGTATTCACCAACACTAATATCATCACCCCAATCCATATTAATATATAGTCTATTTTGATGAACATTAAATTGAATTGGTTTTTCACCTATGAGAATAGCATCTAGAAAATCCAAATGCATCATAGTCATTTGATAATGAATAACTGATTGTGAAGAAAAATCATAAAGGTCGTTCAATCTAAGTTGATAACGAATATCAAACATATTAAGATTGCCGCGATCACTAAACGGTAATACACGCAAAACACTTTGAACGGAGTCGGGCATTGGAATATAAGCCTGACCAGTTGACCAAGATACTTGATGAACGCTTGTTACCGTAGCACCATCTCCATGATTATTAGTTAGAGCTGAAGTTGTTAAAACGTTTCCACTTTTAGCAGTATATGTAACAGTCTCCGCTGGATTGACTCCTTCTGCTGAAATTGTAATAGTACCTGAAGCTGGAAACTGAGAAGCGTCCGTAAGAGTAACAGAAGTTGCACCAGAACTTAAAGCTCCATTCAGTGTAGTTGTGAGTTGATTACCATCCGTTGCCGTTTCTGTTTCATTTACGTTTGCACGATCAACATCGGCCTGAGTTATTTTGTGTTTGAGATAAACTCGTTGCATACCATTATACTGAAAAGTATAAAAGTATTGTAGTGCTTCGTCAATACGATCATCTACCTGGTCATCATCAACATTGATTTCAATTACTGGATGTCCAAGTCTCCTTTTACACCAGCTTTTTAATGTTGCCTTTGAATTTGGTATTGCCATAATATTATCCTAATGCGATTGCCATTGTCACGGCCTTTGAAGTTGCCGTTGTTTCTACTTCCGCAGTGCTCAAAACATCTAAGTTTGTTCTTGCACCAGAGGCTGTAGATGACCCAGTACCACCATCAGTCAATCCAATAGTATCGGAAGAAGTAAATTCAGCTAGACCAGTAGGATCAGATCCCGTATATGTAGCTTTTAATGGTGACTTGTCTGCCATAAATTATACCAGTTTTAATGTTGTCTTACTTGTTCCGCCAGATGTAGTAAAAGGAATATACAGATTTGAATTAATATTAGACACTGTTCCAGTAACATTTGCTTCTATAGTTTTACTTGTTCCGTTAGACGTTGTGAAATCAATAGACGTTGCTGTAATAACTCCCGGCACAGCAAAAACTGAACCGTTATTATGTTTAGAATATAATCTTTGATCTGCTGTATTAATAGCAAGTTCCCCGACCGACAAATCATTGGCGGTCGGGACTGTACTTGCTGTTGTACTCCTTTTTAATATAATATCAGGCATTTATTAGAATGTTCCACCATCAATCTGATTAGTCCAAGCAGGAGTTCCACTGTTACTATACAAAATGTATCCATTGGCCCCAGCTGCAGTTGCCTGAAGGGCACTTGTGCCGTTGCCGTATATGATACCGTTTGAAGTAAATGTGGTTGCACCTGTACCACCGTTACCGATTGGTAGAGTACCTGTCACTTTAGCAGTAAGATCAATACTACCTGCCAACATTGCATTTGTAATACCCGAAGCTTTTACTCGTAGAGCATCTGAAGAAATCTCGATTGAAGAATCATCAACAGCAACATCAAGAGTATTACCTGTTTTAGTAAGAGCATCACCTGCACTAATCTGACCAGCACCAGAGAACTGAGCAACAGATAGATCAGTTGAACCTATTGTTGGTGTACCATTATGTGTAAAGACATATCCGTTATCAGCGTTGTTACTACCAGCCTCGACGAATACAAATGATCCACCAGAAAGTTCAGCACCTGTATCAGAGTCCGTTGTTCTAGTAAGAACAAATGCAGCACCTGCATTACCTACGGTTGTAACTTCGTAGATACCATTTTGAGCAGCTGTTGATTGGTCTTTTACAAGAACACGATCATTTACTGAAGGTGTTGCACCATCAACTGTGATTGCTCCGTTTGAACTACCTGTAAGTGTAGCACCTACACCAGAACTTCCGTTGCTGTATGTTGCAGTTAGTGAAGCTGTTGTAGCATATAGACACGAAGCCTTAACATCAAGACCTGAGGCTGTTGCATCAACATATGCTTTTGTAGCGGCATCTTGGTCACCTGTAGGATCAGCAACACTTGTGATACGAGAAGAACTCATATCTACTGTGCCTGTACCATTAGGATCAAGAACAATGTTACCATTGGTATTTGTAGAACTAATTGTATTAGTATCAATCGTAATATTATCTACATCAAGAGAAGTAATGCCATTTAGATCAGTCTGTGTTCCACCAAGTGATACTGTGTCGGAACCAATTGTGAATGAACTATTTGCAAGATATGCATTAGCAATAGCTGTGCCTTGCCATGTGCCAGAGGTAATTGTGCCTACAGTTGTAAGAGAACTATCACCTGGATACGATGTTGCATCAGATAAATCAAATGCAGGTGTTGTATCCGAAGAACCAAGTGCTACTGTTACACCACCAAATGAAACTGATGAGTTAGCAAGTTGTGTATTTGATACACCGCCTGATGCAATACTGACTGCACCAGAAGTTACAGAGAAGTCAGAACTTGAGAACGATGCAATACCTTTATTTACTGTAGTTGCATCTTCGCCGGAGATTGTTAGTGTGTCAGCTGAATCGTCATATGCAATATCAATACCTTCTCCTGCTGTTGCAAGAGCAGCAACACGATCATCAACAAGTTCTTCTGAGAAATAAAGATTTGTAGAACCTTGACCGATATCGTCTGTTGTAAGAACCAAAGTTCCACCAAGAGAAACTTGGTTACTGTTGATTGTTACACTTGAGTTAGTAAGAGATGAGTTAGCAATATTTGAAAGTGTATTGTTTGAAGCATCAATTGTCTTATTTGTAAGTGTCTGTGTTGATGAGAGACCTGCAAATGTATCTGTAGTATCAGGAATTGTCCATGTACGATCAGCAGTTGGATCTACAACAGTAAGAGTAGTTTCAAAGGCATCATCTGTTGCACCTTCAAAAATAATACTACCACTAAATACACCTGTTGTTGTGATTTCGGACAAGTTACCCGTTGTAATTACCGTACCAGAAACGTCTGGTAATGTAATTGTGCGATCAGCTGTTGGATCTGTTACTGTAAGAGTAGTTTCAAAGGCATCAGCTGTTGCACCTTCAAATACGATTGAAGAATCGGATAAGTTTAGACCAGAAACTGTAGGACTTGTAAGAGTCTTGTTCGTAAGTGTTTCTGTTCCGGCAAGTGTTGCAAATGAACCGTCAGACAAAGCACTATTAAACTGTGCAGTTGTACCAGAGATGGTATTACTGCCAAGAGAAATAGTTTTGTTTGTAAGTGTCTGCGAGCCTGTAAGTGTAGCAACGGTGCTATCAATAGCAAAAGCAACATTATTGTTACTTACAGTTGTGTCAATACCAGTTCCACCTTCAAAAGTTAAAGTTTCACCAGTTGTAAATGTATCAGTATTTGGTGTACCTTGGTTGTCACTTAATGTGAAAGAACCAGATGGTACAGCTGCCCAAGAAAGTTGACCCGAACCGTTTGTTTTTAGAAACTGATTTGCACTACCGTCAGCCTGTGGCCAGTTCTGACCATCAAGAACGATATCGCCGGTACCGTTAGGAGTAATTGTGATATCGCCATTGGTATCTGTTGAAGTAATTGTATTACCGTCGAGTTTAAGATTGTCTACGTTCCATTCGTCAACCTTTTTACTACTATCTACAATAACACCAGAAGAAGCAGTAATGGTACCATGTGCATGGTCCATAAGATCAACAAAATATTTACCGCCGATAACATCAATATTAGCAGCTTCGCCGTTTGTTTCAGTACCTGTACCAATAAACAAACGATCTCCGTTGTTTGATTGGGTTCCTGTACCGTATGTTAAAGCAAGTTCGCCTTGAGCTAACGCTGATGGTGCAGTCGTAGCTGAACTTCTTTTAATTTTAATAATTGTTGACATTTTTTATTTCCTACTAAAATACACCACCATTCATAATAATAGTACCTGTGTCAGTGTCGATGGTTGTCGTTGTTTTAAATGAATCTGAAGGAGCATCATATATAAGTAAAGCACCATCTTCCAAAACTGTTGCATTAACATCAGTCAATGATCTAAGAGTTGTCGCAGATCCTCCACCTCCAACTGTTCTAGCCAAAACTCTTATGTTTTGACCATCAGCTACTACAGCAGATGTTCCTGAGGTTGAGTTAAGTTTAGCAGAAATGTTAGACATTCTTAGCTCCTAGTGACTGATGGTGATACTGTTGCAATTCCTTCTACTACTCTTGTTTTATTTCCACCCGCAGTAGAAATAAGTAGATCCCAAACATATCGTCCCCATTCCATGGCACTTGTTTGAGAATCTGTTAAAGAAAGAGTTATCTGTCCAGATGTTCGATCATCAGCAAATGTGCAAGTCATATCAACAGCCGTAGTGGAATCGAATGACTTTCTAATCTGAGCAGTGGCTGTATAGCCTACAAGATTAACTGCACTACTGCCATCACTTACCGTCACAGTTGTAGAATAATCTGCACCCTGATTAATGACAATGTTGCTGATAGTAGACATGAAAACTCCAAAATAGTATATGTAATACTATTTATAATAATTAGGAGTTGGAATAAAGAAAGTTATTGAATAACTTTAACGAGCGTTACTATATTTGACTGGGTTTTCGGCAAAGGCCATGTAGATGTATGTTTGCGAAACAGCATTTAATCTGGAAAGATTATTCCTGATTTTTATTCCGTTAGAAACAAAGTCACAATGATTATTCGTTACTGTATTTTCAGAACTAGTTAAGTTTGGAAATAAAGCCTTATACGATTGATTGTATGTATCTCTTTTGTTATCTATAATTGTCCAAGAGTCTCCGCTTAGTGAAGCCAACTTAAACAATACAAAAGCAGGTCGGAATCCTGTATAAACAAAAGCCCCATCAGCATTTCCGTTACCTGTGTACGATCCAATCTTACTGTAGCCTTCTACGGAGTGGAAACAGTACATTATATAATCATCACCGTTATAGTTGACCTCTTGATACTGACCTGTATTTACACCACCAAAAGTTATTAACGATGCGGTTGGCTCTGTGTATGGATATGTGCCGTTTCCAACTTCTCCAAAAAATCTACCGGCAAACTGAGCGTTATCTGTACTCAAATATAAATAGTTTCCATCGGTTAAATCTTTATGCCAAACGGTCCAATTTCTAACACCGTCAGCCCCGTTTGAGGCTCTCTTTTTCATAATCACTACTTCTGGTGTCTGACTTAAACCATGGCCCATAGTGTCACCCGCTACACCAGTACCTGTATAACTAACTATAGAAAACCCTGCTGTAGTGTTAGCATTGACTACAGATGCGATTGTACCATCTAAACTAGATACGCCACCACCGACTCCTGGTGTAGTTACTTCGGCACCCATATCACTATGAGCAGTACAGTAGTAATATAATGTAGGTGCTGATGCAGCTACAGTTATTCTTGTATATGCTCCAGCACTACCTGGTGTTCCGTTTGTTGTAACGCCTGTCGTGTATTCTGACCCACCACCATGAGTTCCGTTTGATGTTGTAGAGAAACGTAATGGATGACCAGAGTTTGAAGAATCAGATTGGTCAAATGTATATGTGCCACCTTCTTCTAGTGTGATGGGTATAGCATTTGTTCCAGATACTCTGCCATCAAGAGTGTATCTGTTACCACTGCCTGGGTTTGTTACTGTAACAGTATAAGTCTTGCTTGGTGCAGCACCACCTGTACCTTTCCAGTTCCATGCGGCATAGGTTGTTCCGTTTGCATTTGTTGATGAGTAAGTGCCTCCATCCGTAGAAACAGAAAACCCATCAGAATCAAAAGATGTCATCGTAGGAGCGGTTGTTTCTGCGTCTGTAGTATTGCTAAATAAACG